CCCCAAGGCACAGACCGGTTGCTCTCGCCGCCCGAAACACGAGCGTCAAACTGAGGGATCACAGAAAAACCATCAGAACCCACCGCTAAAGGTGGACCCGCCATCTGCTGCAATTGCTCCAAACGAGCATACAACTCTTCCCGGACCTCCGGGTCCTCCTCCTCACGAAGAAGGTCGTAAATAGCCATCAGCTCCGAATCAAGGTCCGTGGGCCGCGGTTCGACGGCACCGCCGTCTTTATAATTCTTCACGCGCGGCGGACCAAGGGCCTCGTACTTCTCGCGGGCCTGCGCCTGCCTGTCCATATAGCTTCTACTAAAAACCCCCCGCAGGCTGGGTTTTACGTCAAGCTCCGGCTTCTCGTCTTGGTAATCCGCGGTATCAAGATACTTTTTCAGGACGGAAGAAACATTGCGCGACGCCTCCGTCTTATGCATCCGCTCCCAATCCAACAGACGGAGATTCTTATGCTGAAGCCCTACGGAAGGAGGATTGTCTAAACGCTGACTGCCCGCGTGGCCCAACTCATGGGCCGTAACGGACAACGCATTTTCCCTAGAAAACAGCGCACGATAGGCGTCCGGGACTTCCAAGGCATGTAGCCGTTGACTTTCGCTGGGTGTCGTTTTTACACGTATCTGGTCGGTCTGCGTGTTATAGCCCCCCAAAACCCCAATGTTCCGGGAGAAATCCTCGTCCAATCTGCGAGCGTCGGCATCAATAAATTTGCCGTAATCGTAATTGTGTTTCTGCTCCAGAGCACGCAGGCCCAACAGGCCCACGTAATCGTCGCTCATGTTTCCGTCCTTGTCTTCCACCACGTCCGTAAACTGCGGGTTCAACGCGGCACGATACTCAACGTCGCCCAAGCCATACACACCCTGTCCCACGGGAGAACGGGGCTTGTCCTTTGGGACGCCGCCGCCGTCTGCAAACGACATAATGCCGCCCGCGGTCCGCGGTACCGTCGGGTCGCGGCGACCCATCACCTTGTCAAACTGATCCAAAGTCTCGCGAGGAAGGGACCCGGCCAACGACATGTGGTCGCCCGTCACACCCGCACGTTTCAAAAGTTGACTGGCTACAGCCGTACGACGGTCCATCAAAAAGCCGCTTGGTCATCATGTAAAGACATTAGCACTTCCACCTTTTCCTTGCCTGACGAATACGCGAGTTAGGGTCGTTTCTGGTCTTGGCAGAACTTTTCTTCAACTGCCCTGCGGACCTAGCACAATAGGACGTGCGGCGCTTTGCTGCCGCGCTGCCCGGCTTAACTTTCCCCGTAACCGCTGTTTTAAGCTTAGACCCCGGATTAGCCTTGCGGTAAGCAGCCACACCCTTCTTCGTCATCCCAGCACCCTTGCTGGTCTTACGGTAGTTGGCGCTTTTGCCAGTAGTAGTGCGCCTAATAGCCATATTGTTTTACGTGAAACGTCACGCTCCCTTCCTAGCCTTCTTCTTTGCGGGAACAGACGGTAGCTCCGAATAGTGATAAAGCCTTTCGCTATTAGGACCGTGTTTAGCTCCGCTATGGAGGCTTCCGTCAGGCATCTTGTGTGTCCCACCGGGATGCTTGGTCCCGTCCCTAAAGTAATGGGTCATGTTCTTGGCCATCTCTAGTCACCTCTTCTCAGCATGTGTGGTGGCGCAAAATCTAATAATAGGCCCGAATTTTAGTAGACGCCACCTTTTCCTCTACCTCGTCCGTGGGCAATTGAATAAAGTTGCCCTGTCGATAACGCATCAATGCCTGCGTCATGCTGTCCACCAAATCATCGTGCTCGCCATTTGGAAACGCAGCAACCTCCTCAATCATCTCATCCGCAAACAACTCGTCCGGGGCCCAAACCATGCCCGCCTCAAATAAAGGCGATACAGCATGTACACGAGATACCTTGTCGTTGCCGCGGCTCGGCGTGAAATTCACCACAGGGATGCCCGTGTTCCGTAACTCATGCGTCAAAGGCAAACCACTCGCCTTTGCCTCCACAATCACCGTGTCCGGCTCCCAGAAATGATACGCCTCAAATGCCGCCGCCTTCAATTCTGGGAAATCCCAACGCCCCTTCTTGCTGTCCAGCAATATCAAGTTCGGAGGACCGCCCTCGTCCGGGTAAAATACACCCCACGTCGTGATAGCCGAGAAATCCGCTGTCTCACGCTTTGAAAACGCCGTGTCGTAACTTTGGATCACATACTGTAACTGAGGGACCGTACCTCCCTCCCACTTGCGCCACCACTCGCGGGCAATAATCGCATTGTCATCACCCGTTGGATTCTGCTGATACTGCGCATTCCACTTGCTCGCAGGTATTGATGCGCGGACCGCGGACAAATCTTCAAAACTCCAGTACTCCGGCCAACACGGGGTTTCGTCGTCAAACAATGCCGGTAACTCAACCACCTCCCACTGATCCGCCAAAGGGTCCTTCGCCATCGAACGAAGCAACTGACCCGTCATGTCCTTCTCACTCCACCGAGTTTGGACCAACACAATCGATCCACCCGGCTGTAAACGCTGACGAGGGCCGCCCGTGTACCACTCCCAAGCATCATCAAATCCAGAATTGGACATCGCCGTCTGCTCAGAATGAGGATCGTCAATAATGATTAAATCACCGCCGCGGCCCGCCAAATTCGAACCAACACCTACCGCGTAATACATTCCACCCTTGTTCGTGTCCCACCGACCACTCGCCTTGCTGTCAACAGCTAACTCTACTCCCGGGAAAATCTCCCGGTAACGCTCATCCTCTAACAAATTCTTGGTCTTACGACCAAAGTTTACAGCCAACTCCGTCGTGTGCGTCGCCTGAATGATCTTCATCGACGGATCACGGCCCATCATCCATGCCGGAAACAGGTAACTCGCGAACTCCGACTTCGTATGACGTGGAGCCATGTTGATTATCAGACGTTTCAACTCGCCTCGCGCAACACGGTCAAGCTTTTCCGCAATGATCTTGTGGTGCCGCCCTGCAATGAACTCGGGCCACACCTCACGGACAAAAGTTAAAAAGTTTTTTTGGCACGCCTCGTTCTTCTCCAATTGCGCAAGACGGAGTTGGAGCTTGAGTTCCTTTTCGTGGACCACGGGGTTCGGGGAAGCATCCATTTTGGGGACCCTAAAATTTGTTTCACGTGAAACGGTATGGGATATTTAGCATTAAAAAGACATTTTTTAAAGTCATATCAAATTTCTTGTAATTGTTCGTGCGAAACATGGCCCTTGCCCTCGGTCCCCCGGGCGTGGGCCGTCGATCTGGGCGCGCCGCCAGCTCCGATCGATCATGGCGATCTGACCCGATATCCCGGGGACCCGGGCGATCTGGGCCGCCTGACGGGCCGTGTCGCATGCGCCGGGCGCATGGTGCCAATGCTGCACGTGCGAACGTGCAACCCGTTGATATCAGACAATACGCGTTGTCCTGGGTTAGCACGTGCAGCATGGATATCGACGGCGGCGCACAACGGATCTCGGGCCGGGCCATGCGCTGGACGCCCAGCTCCCCGGGAGCTCGAGGGCCGGGAGCTCGATGTCGGGCCTCGATGTCGGGCCGTCAGGTCGAAATGGTGGGCACCGGCCCGGTACTGGGCCGACGAGCTCGACGTGAGGGCGCAAAAAAACGGCCCGGCAATGGGCCGGGCCGCGTGCTCGATGTCGGTGGTGTCGGGTCAGTACAGGTCGAGTTCATCCCGGTCGGCGGCGGCATGCCACCGGCGCTCGGCACGCCACCGGGAATCATCGGGTTCGGGTTCGGGCTCGGCCAGCACAGCGGCGAGCCGCGTCATGCCTTTGGCATATGCCGCGTCGGCTTCGTCGCTCCGACCGGCTTGCGACATGAGCGCCATGAACTGGAATTGGAACAGCGCGCCCTCCAGCATCTCGCGGGTTGTGTCGTCCACGGTCCGGCTCATGTTCGCACCGTGGCGATGCAGTCGACCTCGACTGATAGGTCAGAGAGCGCGCTCTCGACGGTGCTCTCGACCATGCCCTCGAGCTGGTCCGCGCCGGGGCCGTCAAAGTGACTTTCGACCATGTTCTCGACCATGCGCTGGAACATGGTCACCATTGGGTGGTCCACAGTTGCTGGGCTCGCATTTAACTTGGCCTGCATTGTTTCGCGGTCGCGCCGGGCGGTGACGAGCTCGAGGGTGAGCGCGTCACGCTCGCTCCTGAGCTGGTCGATCTGGTGCTCGATCTGCGCGGCGGTCGATAGTCCCAGTCCTTGGATGTTCATTGCTTCGATCATGATCTGATTTCTCCATTGTGTCCCGGCGGGAATGCCGGACCTATGTTGTCGCACGTTGTCGCATGTAGCGCAACGTTATTAGCTGTGCGTGTAACCGTCGGGCTCGATGCCCAACCACATGCCGCACCATTGCACCATGTAGCAGTCGACCCCTATCGCCGGGCGAACGGTCCGCCGGAATTGAAGATAGGTCGGCGCGGCTGGGCCGCTGTCCAGCGGTCGGTCGTAGATAGACTTGAACGCTTCGATTTGTGCGCGGGTCGGTCGCATTGCGCCACGCGGTGCAATCAACGCACGGCGGGCGGTCTCGGCGGCGGCGCGGTCCATCGTTGTGCCGGTGATCTTAGTGCCTCGCGCCGCGACGTAATAAGCGGCGGGCAAATTGGGTGTCGTGTACTGCTCGATGGTCAGCTCGGCGGGGGGGAAGGTCTCGTCGGTATATCGTTGCATTGTTTTCGCTCCTGTTATCGGGCCGGGAATGGTCCAGGCGCATGTTATCGCACGAGATCGCATAGGGTGCAAGGCGCAATGGGGCGTGGCGTCAGAGCTCGAGGGGCGGGCGCTGGGCCGGGGCGCATGGTCTAACGTCTAGACGGGCCGAAACGCGGCTCACGGCTCACGGTACGCGGACCTCGAGGCGGTTTGGTACGTCCGCGGTCGACGGGCCGGGGCCAGTTTAACTGTCGCGAACGCAAAGCGGCCCGGGATAATCCCCGGGCCGCTCGCTCGTGTGGTGTGGTGTCGGATTAGACGGTGAGCAATTCCAGCGCTTTCCGGTGCGCCTTGGCCTTAAGCTTTCCGCCGGTGCCGTCGCCAAACAAGTTCGAGGCGATGCCGTGCGCCGCGCCTCTGTTCTTCGCCGGGCGTTGGTCGGCTAACCAAGTGACGGTGTTAAACGCTCCCCACAATGTGCCGCGTGCGCTTTCCATATCGTGCCCGGGGTTGATAGTCGCGACCGGGTCGGCGGTGGCGTCGGTCGGCAACGGTGTCGCGACACCGCGTGCGATCTGATCCAGCCGCTCCGATACTCGGGCCGTGACCTCGAGGTCGTCCGCCTTTCCGACCGGCACAAACTCCTGACCGCGATGAAACGCCATCGCCCGGCGCACGCCAATAGACCAGCGGACCTTTCCGCCTTCCTCGGCGGTTTCTTTCCCGCCGATAACATCGCGGAAAAACTCGAGCGCTTCGGCGTCGGATAGGGCGCGGGTCGCCATACGCTGCGCCATATCGGCAAACCCGGCAAACCGCTCGGCGTTCAAACCAAGTGCGGTTTCAACGGCGGCGGGCTCGAACATCACGCGGTGATCGTGTCGCACGATATCCGCGCCGGTCTCGGCCAGCGCGGCGGTTAGCGTGTTGTTACAAACAACGCGGGTATTAACGCTGGCAAAGGTGTTTGCGTCGCGTCCGGTATGACTGAGCGAAAAGAGCGGGCGCGATGTGATCCGATCACCACCCGGCAAGGTGGCGTCGGCGTCCGCTTCAAGCTGTAACCATATTTTGGAACCGCCGAACAACGCCCCGGCGGTCACGATGTCATAGCCGTGCGCCCGGCGGATATCGTCGGCGAGCTCGAGGGCGGCGGCGTTCTGTACCGGTTGCCACTGGCCAGCAATATACGGGCCGGTGACTGCGCCGGTATCAGTCCGGGCGATGTGATAGCTGTCGGCGATGGGGGAACCGTCGGGTTTGCAATTGGGCGAGACCTCCACTGCGTAATTCAAACCGGCGGCGGTTGCCCAGTCTTCTATTGACGCCCCAACTGCGACGGTCTGCGGGTTAGTCTCGGCGGCGTGCCACGGTACGGGGTCGCCAATGCGAAAGGCCATTGCGACGGTTCCATCTGCTGCGATGTCAAGTTCATGTGCCATTGTTTTTGATCCTATGTGTTGCGCGGCAATATCGCCGCAGATGGTTTATCCCATTATATCGCACGGGGCGCAAGCGCTTATTTTATCAGGCGGCAAGCCCCGTGTCCCCGGCGACGTGATGGCGCAACCTCGAACCGCGACGCAACCCGGCGGCAAACCGTGTGACGTGTTCCGCCTCGGTCTCGGCGTCGGGCGATAACTCGGCAAGCCTGCGCCAATGGATCGCGCAATTCCCGCACGCCGCATAACATCCGCCGGGGTCGTCGGGATCACCCGCTCGGCGTTTGTCGGGGCCGTGCGCCGTAAACGCAACGGCAAACCGGCGATCTTCCCGGGCGCAAAGCGGTCCTTTCGCGTCGCCGCAATTTCCGCAATCGGTCTTATCGTCATATTCGGCGGGGCACCGCATAAAGGTGAGCCCGTCCTGCTTGAACGCTCGACGCTCTTTCCAATGACCGTCCGGTACTACTGTTACGACGGGGACGCCGCGCTGAAAGTATTTCACCGCGTCGGCGATTGTGTCGGCGCTGAAATTGAACACGGTGCGACCGGGGCCGTTCTTGTGTTTCCATCCGTCCGGGGAAAAATGGGAATACAGCCAAGACCACCCGCCTTTCGGCACGGCGTCGCCAAGCGCCTTCTCATAGTCGCGGTCGATCTCGACGGTGCCGGTGTCTTTTGGTTTCATGCCGCAAGTGTCGGGGCATGTTCCGAACATCTCTTTCGGCGCGGCACGGTATGTGACAGCACAACCCCGGGTCTTACTCGAGCGGCTAGTTTCAACGGTTAAAAGCATGATCTAGTTTCCTTGTGTGGTGTGGGACTTGTCTTATACCAGCACGACACAAGCGGCGCAACATAAAAAAAACCCGGCACGGGGCCGGGCTAGTTTTCACACAGGGAAAGCAATTCTATCTGCGGCGGCGACGCACCGGGCGGGTGTTAGCGCGGCGCATTAAATCATTGTAGTCAGAGCCGTAAAGCAAGCGGCCAATCCAAGCGAATAGAAACATCACGCGGCCTCCACTAGGTCGCTTAGATACTGCTCGACGACATCAGTATCAAACGGTTGCGCCAGCTCGATTTCGATCAACGCCTCCTCCGGCGTCAACGGTATGACACCTGACCCGCTGCCGTAGCTGGAACCGTCGCCATCCTTCCGTGCAAACCGCGTCATCGGACCGCCCTCACCAGCGACAAACCAATTGCCGCGTTGGGTGCGATATAGTGCCGAGTGCTCCCAACGAAAATCACCAACGCCCGCTTCGCTGCCGGTGCCGCAGATTTTGGTCGCGGTCTCCGTGTTATAGATTTTTCCGTGAACAAGTTTTTTCATTCCTCGTACTCCCATTGTGTTGTGTTGATTATGCGACTTTATCGTCCCCTGTTTCGAACATCAAGCGGAAAATGTTTGCCCAGTTCACCGGTTCTGTTTCGTGTGCCACCGGGTTAACCTTGTCGATCCCCTCCATACGCAGATCAATCGCATGTCTCCCGGCGTAAAGATAAACCTCGGCGGGCTTCGTTACCCCACGTTGGCGAAGGATCAGTATCCAAACCGGTGCGTGTTGGTGCTTCGTTAGAAAGGAAATCTGATGGGGGCTCAACTCAACGGCGTGGTTTGCCGTGACCTTAAGTTCCACCATGCTGAACCTTCCGGACGGCTCACAGAGCAACAGGTCCGGCACCCCGGGCATCGCCCAACTCTCAATCCTCGTCAGGGTCAACTTCTTCGAGTACCTCTTCATCGCCTCCTTCACTTGGCGATAAAAGCCGGATTCGCGCTTTATCACGGTTCGAGGCATTAGGTGGGGACTCTTCGGAAGCTTGTATTGTGATGGGGGCATAGCTGTTTTTGATATCCTCTAGTGCTTTCATCACTTCGTCTTTCGACATGCTGTCGATAGTGCCGTGGCGGACTTCGGATCGTGACACGTAAATGTCCCCCTGAGCCTGCCCACGTCGATATTCAGCCTGAACGGCTGCGGAGTAGGCTCCGTTGGTCAACGCGGCGTCACGGATCGTTTGAAGGTCTTTAAGGTGCCTCTGGTAGTTGACCCCATACTTGTTGTCCAACTCCTCCCGATATTCTCGGATGGCACGACAAACGTGAGGAGATATATGCGGGTTCGTCAGTTCATACGCTCGGGTATGCGCACTCCCTGCGGGGTAGCCCGCGTTCACCGCCGCCTCTCTCATCGTGATCTGGCCGTCTCTCGAAACGAGTTCCTTCACGAACAACTCTTGTTTCCGAGACAGGGGCCGGTCGATCAGGTTTTTTGAAGCCGCTTTAGGTATTGTCCGTTTTTTCAGGGTCTTTGCCACGTGTTTTCCTTCGACCGTTAAGAACCGTACATCCCTGATTAACCTTTGCTCGGGAACCCTGCAAGGCTTAATTCGATATCCCTCTATCGAGAGCTCAAATCAGTTTTTATTTTTTTCCAACTCAAAACCCTATAAGCCCGATTCGTGTTTTAGCGTTACGTGTTACATTTTCCATTTGGTAGGTGTAATGGATATATGTAACGGTTATGTAGTACCTAAACATATGAAATAACTCACTAAATCAGGATTACAAAAAACCGTTACACGGATTACACCATATCTCAAATAAAAAAAAATAAAAAACTGATCTGAGCCCTATAGTAATGGATTCACGATTTAGAACCGTGAACCGCGGAAAACCGGCGTTTTATGGTTTTCGTCATCCGCCATCCGTGTTCCGCGGCCCAACGATAGCCGAATGTCAGACAAGCCTTTCCCTTTGGTTGACGCGCTTGGCGTATAGGATGAGTTGCATGAGCTCCGGTCCGCTTACGTTTGTGCTGGATATGCAGAGCACGTCGTTCTCGTCCTTCCGTAGGACGGCGAAGATGATGCTGCTTCCCTGCCCTTTGGTGGCGACCAGTTCACCGTCGTCGGATGTGGTGATGTGGATTTTGTGGTCGAGCACGTCGGACCGTTTGTCTGTGGCTGTGGCTGTGGCTGTGTCCATTGGGTTGTCCTTTTGTGTTGAAACGATCTTGAAGAGCCGTGATCGGTGGTTAGTGGTCCTTACTTACTTATCGTTGGGTGGTGCTCTTTGGCGAACTCCACCATGTCCTGCATTCTCTTCCACACGTCCTCCATGTCGTAGCAGTAATGCTCGTCGCACAGCGGATGTTCAAGTTCGGTGGCAAGCCCCTCAAGTTCGTCGGACATTGTCACCCAGTAGTCGATGTCGTCCTTTTCACAGGTGATGCCGAACTCCGGGTACTGCCGGATCATTTTATTGACCCGGTAGTAGTACGGGTTGGACTTCGACTTAGGCTTCGACACATCGATGTCAGGCTTGGTCACGTTGTCCGAGGTCAGTTCGTAGACCTCCGCGACCCGCGCCCGGCGCTTCACCCGCTTGTCTTTGATCGACACGATCTCTCGTATCCGACCGCAGGTATAACGACGACCGCTGACAAGCTGCCAATGCCAGCCTGCCACGATCAGGAAGACGCGGCCCGTGGTCCGATCTTCTTTCGACATCTTCAGCCATCCGGCTAGGGTTGGGCCGGTCGAACGATTTAATCGAACGCCGGGCTTCTGCCACCGGTAAGCCTTAATGTTGCAGGCCCGGAGACCGTCGAGCACTTGGTTAGTGCTTGTCCCCGTGATCTTAGGTCGACCGCTCTGCTTCCGGACCAGCCTTGCAGCCTCTCCGGTCGTCAGGTCGGTCAGTGCCGATATTACGGACGGTCCGCAATACCGGTTTTTGTCTTTGCCATCAGTGATGGCCTTCAATTTAAGTTTCGACATGCTGTGATCCCCTTGTGTGATGAATTGGACCACGGCTCATCGAGAGCGTTTCAATTTTCTTCACGATGTCCAACAGCATTGCCCGGCTCGCCCGGTTTCTTATTATATCCTATTATATCTTATACATTAGATTATTACAGTATCTAATTATCCCTTATTTTTCAATGACTTATGGGAGTTATCCACAGGCCCTTAAATTAAAACAATTCTAAAACGGCCCTGCGTTAATAGTCCTTTGGTTTCAAAGGGTTACTGGACACCTCAAGTTTACTGGCCAACAGCTGCGCCGCCGCCCGTGCGACCGCCGGGTTGCCGCTGCTCAAGGCGCGGGACAGGCCGTCTAAGACCACGGGCGGTGAGATATTGACACGTCCGTTCTCGGCGCTTTTGGCTGAGAACAGGAAGCGTTCGAGTTGTTGGGAACGGGTCATTTATTTTTGTGCATAGAACACGTGCCCCCCGATTTGCTGTCGTTTCTCAAGGCTCGTGGACCATGATGGTTGGACCCACACCGCGTGGTAATGGGTGGCGTCCTCGAGCCCTGCTACTTCGACCTCTGTGGTCGTCAGAAGGGTGGCGATGTCTTGAGCCGTGGCCCACGCTTCTTTTTCCGCGGGCCGCTCTGGTTTGCCGTCGCAGTAATACGAGAATTGGCATTGGTGCTTGACGGGGTTTCCGTTCCGATAGCGCCCTTGCCGCACGACACCACAGAGGTCCGCTGGATATCTGGAGTGGTCCACGCGGTTTTGTATGACGACGCCGACGGCCATCATACCTCGCCAGCCTTGGTCACGGGCCTCGTAGTACATGGCCTCGGCTAGGCATTTTTGGCCTTCGGTGTCACCGGCGGAAAGTCCCCCACCGGCATGGGCCGATAGCGGCACTACCAACCCAAGGAGCAGGACGACCAACAGCGCCAACAGCGCAAAGCAGGTCCGGATTGCCCACCGCAGTCTTTTGCGCAGGCTTTGGGTTTCTCTCATTCGGTTGTAGGCGTTGTTATCAATGATCATTGGACCGGCCAGAGGTAATCGAGGTCCGTGACTTCCGTCCAGCCATACTTGCCGTAGAACTCCGGGTCCTTCTTGAGCAGGTTGGAGCGGTGGCTGGCGTGGAAGTCCTCGTCGCCCATCCACTCGGGCATCACAATGGGACCATACGACGCCTCTTTCTTCATCGTATTCTTATAGCCGCGACGGACCCACTCCTCGATGCATAGGTCTTTGTAAAACGACAGCGCCGTCTCGTAGCCCCGCCACATCTTTGTAGCGGGGTGGCTGGTCCAGCCCTTGGATTTTCCGGCCAGTGCATTGAGTATCTGAAAGGCCTCAACGCGCTGCTTGCCGAGCCGCCTGTAGTCGAGGCAGCGGACTGAGCGGCCCATGCTCTTGTAAGGCAGGAAGGTCTGCATCACTTTTCCTCCTGATTTTGGATTAGCCAGTCATACTTGTCGGTGGTCGCCCCACAGGCCCGACACACCAACGCAGACCAAGCGAAATTGTGGACGGGGGTCGGGTATCTGCACTCAGCCCGCGGGCAGAAAACAGTTTTGCCCTTTTTCCCTGCGCGGGTGTGCTTCGGAACTGGAACGAGATCGCGCCACACTTTTTTCTTAGTTAAATGTTGTACGGGGGACTTTTTCTTTTTGAAAAGCCGTTGGAAAAAGTTCATCACTTTGCCTCCTTGTTATAGACCCGTGGACCGTGGGCCACGTATAGGGCTTTGTCAACCACTAAAACACTTGACCTTCCCCGGTTTGTCTCATATGTTCCCAGTAGGCGACGAAGTGACCCTATATAATTGGAGAAGTCAGATGGATACGTCAAAGTGGAAATCAATTTTATGTCCGGTACCGGTGTACCTGTCGATTAAGAAGATGGCGAAGGAGAATGGCCGGACGATTTCTGGTCAGTTGCAGATGATGCACAAGCGTTATCGGGAGCACTATCCGGAGGGTTAGTTTGATGGAGGCGCTGTTGTTTATGGCCGTGTTGAACGTGGTTTTTTTGCTTGTTACGGAGCTTTAAGTAATGGGGCTGTCGGAGGAGGTTATTGCGCTTCGCGCGGAGGTCGCTGCTTTGAAGGAGGCTGCGACTTTATGGTCGCGTCGTAGTGGTGGAGTGCCCTGTTTGCATTGCGGCAATGAGATGATTGTGGGCGGTGACCACGACTGCGAGGACGAGGAAGAATATATCATCGTGACGAACGCGAGTTGTCCGAAGTGCGGTGGTTTTCTTTTGTTCTACACCCCGGAAAACGGCCCGGAGTACAGGAATTGAACGGCTTAAGGTTGCGCTTTGAAATGGGTTGATATAGGATTCCCTTGCGTGGCTGATCCCTGCGCACTCCTTGTGTTGATGTTAGACGGCCTCGTTTTTAATTAAGCGGGGCCGTTTTTCTATGTTGACATAGTCCCACGTATGCGATTAGTCTTCGACACCAACACAAAGGAGAAAGACATGACCGACCGATTGAATGCTCTCACTGCCGTGCTAACGGAATTGATTGGTCTTCGTGACCGGACTAAGGAGTTGTACGCCACGTTAACGGAGGAGGATGTAGAACTGCTCCTTGGTTCGTTGAGCGCGGCTATTCGCGACTGCGAGCACCTGCTGGGCGTGGAGTATGCCGGTCATCTGCTGGCGGGTGCATAAAATGACCCGCCGCCAGAGACGCCAAGTCCGTCGCGTTGGGATCGACCTCGCCTTTGCGGCTGTGGTTCTGGCCAGTGCCGCCTTGCTGGCGGTGACGGTGTGGGATATAACGGGCGACCAACTAACGATAAAGTACTCCGACGCAAATTTCTATCCTAGTGACGAAGGAGGAAACCATGAGTAAACACAAGCGAGTGTGCGTTAGGTGCAACAAGCCTTTACGGGTTCTGTCACCCACGGTAACATATCATCCTAAATGCTTCAACGAGATGTACGCGGAAGCCCAGATAATCGCGAAGGCCCAGATAATCGCGAAGGCTCCGAGGCCTCGTAGACCGTCTCGCAGTCTTAAGGTCGCGAATAAACCAGAGGAGACCGTCGACGAAAAGTTTGCGGCTCTGATTGGCACCCGTGTTTTCGAAGATGCGGGCCCACGGAAAACAGATGGAGTTAGCACATGAAAAAGAAACCCGGATTGTACGCCAACATCGCTGCCAAGAAGCGGCGCATCAAAGGTGGCAGTGGCGAAACCATGAGGAAGAAAGGTGCGCCCGGTGCGCCCACACAAACAGCGTTTAAACGGAGCAGGCTAACGGCTAAACGGACTGCATAGAAGAAAAAGAGCCCCGCTACGGCGGGGCTTTAGTTTGGGAGGACGATGTCGGGAGAGGAGCTTTATTTTGCTTCCCCCCAACTGTCACCAATTTCGATATCACACTTGGAAGGCACGCACAACGGCACCGCGTCGACCATGATCTTCGATATTTCCTTAGCCTCCTCCATCCCGGTGACCGACATGGCGATCTCGTCGTGGATTTGGATCATTGGCACACGTCCCGTCTTGTAGATATCGACCATCGCTTTCTTCGTCACGTCTGCTGCACTGGCTTGGATTAGGCGGTTCAAGGCTTTGTAGGTGTAGGCTCGTTTCAGCCGTGTGGTCTCACCGTATTCCTGCACCGCTTCCCGGTAGGGTAGCGCCTTGTTCATCGCGAAGGTGTCTGGCTCCCACGTGTCAAACCGGCATTTACGTCCCAGAATGGAGCGTACCGAGCCGCTACTACTTTTGCTATCCAGCCGGTTGATAACCCCTTTCTGGAGCCCCTTCACGAACGGCACGCGGTCGTGATACTGCCGGATCAGGGTTTTGGCTTCGTCAACTGGAATGTCTAGCTGCTCGGAGAGCTTTGTGACGCCCATCCCGTACATCATAGCGAGATTAACCACCTTAGCCTGTTTCCGGCTAATCCCGGCCATTTCGGCGACGAGGCTGTGGAAGTCTGTTTCGGGGTCGCTGTTATACGCCTCGACAAACTCTGCCGCGCCCGCCAGTTCCGCGCCACGACTTTTCCCGAATACGCTGGCGTAGTGAACCAAGATGCGTGGTTCCTGTTGCGAGTAATCTATAGCGGCCCATTTCTGGTCTTCTTCCGGGAGGAACAAGGACCGGATCAGGGGTCCTATCTCTGGATCGCGGGCCGGGATTTGCTGGAGGTTGGGGTTGTTCATCGAAATGCGGCCCGAGACGGTCCCGCCGTCGTCGGAGCGCACTTGGTTGATGTGCGAGTGGATGCGTCCGTCTTTATGGCAGTGGTTGAGCATGTTCGTGATGAACGTACCGCTGGTTTTGTTCAGGTTTCTCGCCTGCGTAATCAGGCGGGGAAGTTTTTCCGGATGCTCCTGAAGAAATGCCTTTGTGAAAGATGGCGCACCTTTTTCAGTTTGAGGGTACGGGATGCCGACCGCATCAAACGCTTTTGCAAGGGACTGTGCTGCCCAGATTTCAACATCGGTTCCGACGAGTTTCTTGATTTCACCTAAAACCTCTTTCTCTTTCTTTAGGATGGACACACGTGTCTGCTCGGCGCGGTCGAGGTCGACGCGCACCCCACGGAAGGTCATGTCCACCAGACAGGGCAGGAGGTCGAGTTCGAGGTTGGCGATTGGCCAGAGCTCTTGCGCCGTTAGTTCCGCGGAGAAGTGCGCCCAGAGCTCCAAGGTTAGTTCGGCATCGACTTCGGCATACGGCCCGACGAATTGTGCGGGCATCTTCCACATCTCGGCTTTGGGGTCGAGGCCAAATTCGCGAGCGGCTTCGGTCAGGGCTTTTTCGGATTTGGTTTTGTTGAGGTAGTCGTAGGCGAGAGCGTTCAGGGAGTAGCTGAACCTGTTCTCATCGATCAAAGAGGCTATCAACATCGTGTCGATTATGCGCCCGTTGATATCGAAACCCATCTGCTTAATCCACCCGGCGTCGTACTGAGCGTTGTGCATGATCTTATCTGCGGGACACTCGAACACTTTCTTCAGCCATTTGTTAGCAAGCCGCGCGTCGAGGTTACCGCCGCCCAGATGGTTGATGGGTAGGTACCCGGACCAATCTTCTGTTGCAACGGCGTATCCGACGACTTCTCCGTTACCGGTTGGCCACCCCGGGCCTCTGGATTTAAGGTCCGGGTCGCGTGTTTCCACGTCGATGGCGATCTTTTTGGCATCGAAGATGTTTGGAAGTTCTGCGGGTGGCACCCATTCACTTTTGGGTGCGAACATTGCCATTTGCAGGGCCATTACATTTCTCCTCCGAGAGCGCCGTAAGCAACGAGGTCCACCCATGAGTCTTCGTGATCTGGCGACTTGACCAGCCGGGCCATTTTCACTCCGGCCATGCAAAGGGCCACTTCCTTTCGGGTGACGGGGATATTCAGGATCACGCTCCAGAGGGCGGCGATCCGGTCGAAGTTCTCTGTGGCGTCCCCGTAGTCCTTGGCCCGGTCTCCGTTGATGAGTTCCTTGGCGGTACCGAGTATCTCGTCGCGTGTCATATCAAATAGCTCCGGTTTAAATCTTGGGGTTCGACCAGATAGAGGTTCTTCCTTGTTCTGGTTACACCGACGTAAAACACGCGATGCAGATCGTCGGCGTCTATTGACGCGGCGTTTAGTGCTGCGCCGGACAGGTCCGTGAACAGGACTACGTTGTCCGCCTCTCCGCCTTTTGATCCGTGGATCGTGGACACTGATACGCGGGGCTCTCCGTTGAACTTTTCACCGCGTCTCAGCATTGCGACGACGTAGGCCCGTTCGTTTTCGGGAAGGAGGTCCATAGCTTCGTGCCAGATGGCTTTTGGGTCGGCCAGCAGTCCGTGTCGGTCGATGAGGTCGTGCATGTGCAATTGCTCGCTGTCGTCCACGCCGGGAAGTTTTTTGAAGCCGCGCTCTATTCGGGTTTTGCTGGACATGTAGGAGTATACGCATCGGGCCTCTTCTCCGCTAATAGCGGCTCCTTTTCTGAGGCGTTCCCAGCCGTTGACGGCCATGCTGATTTTGTCGGAGATGGACCGTCGTCCGCGGTCGTTGAACAGGACGCCGAGTCCTCTGAGTTCTATTGCGAGAGGTGAGAGCATGTATCCGGATTGGGCCATAATGAGCCACGACCCACTTTCGGTGTCGGACAGGTCGAGTTCGGCGAGGTCGTTGACGTGCTCAACCTTCCCCCGTTCTTCCCGGGCGAGGTAGGTCTTGGGGTAACGTCGGTTGATGCGACTGACGATCCGTTCTGCGACCTCATGCACGGAGCTTGGGACGCGGTAGGACTGCGACAGGGTCTCGGCCCCTCCGGGTAGGTTAATGAAGTGGTCAACGTCGGCCCCTGCCCATCTGTAAATGGCCTGATCGTCGTCACCGGCGCAGTACATGCGTTTGGATTGGCTGTCGAGGATGTGTGCGATATCCCATTGCAGGGGGGACAGGTCTTGTGCTTCGTCGAGGAAGGTCAACTGAAACGCTGGGCAGCACACGTCGGCTTGCGCAACGAATTGGGCCAGCATGTCGGTGAAATCGTACATGCCGAATTTCTCTTTATACGCGGTCAGTCCTTCATCGATGTATTTAACAAGGTTCCAATCCAGATACAGGTTGCTGTCGTTGTACTCGTCGCGCAACGCAGTTTTCTTGAGCCGGGCTAGGTTAATGAGCGAGAGCACGGGGTCGTTCACTTTATTATCGAAAGTGTCACCGGCGGAAACTCCCCCACTGGCCATTTCGAAGCGGTGCCCAAGGACTTCGCCAAGTTCTCTGTAGTTTGCGGCCTGCATTACGTCTTCTGACCGGATGCGGACTTGGGACAGGGCGAAGCTGTGGATGGTCCGGAAATGCCGGAGGTCTTCATCCGGGTTTAGGTTGAACCTTTTAGCCGCCCGCTCTTTTGCTTCGTTCGCCGCTTTTCTTGTGAAGGCAAGAAAGGCAATGTCGCGAGGGTGGGTACCGCCGTCCAACGCTTCCTCCACCATGTTAATCAGCGTTGTTGTTTTCCCCGTTCCCGGAGGTCCGAATATTCGAAACATTCTTTGCCCTTTGCTTTGCCACTATTACTCTTACTCGCTCTCTACTTAGGCCGTACTTCCGGCCTATTGCGGCAAGTGTCATCAATTCTTCTTTCCACAACCTCAGTATTTCAGCGTCTCTTTCCATTAAAATGGTACCTCGTCCTCTTGGAATTGCGGTGCTTCAAGATCGATGTCGGAGACATTGAAGGCGGGAACGGCCCACACTCGTACAGACCTGCCCTTAATTCGCATCACCGTGCTCTCCCCGTGGATATCTCGAAGGCGCTGCGCAATCTTGTGCGTCTTGAGTTCAAAGAACTTGTTCTTTTTCAGGTGGCCCTCGAAGTCGCGGAGCCTGAAATAGGTTGTACCGCGCTCGTCGTCGGTCCACGGGCGGCGCAGAAGGATTTCCTCCTTGTCCTGCGCCTGCTGGAGGTGACGGCAAAACTCTTCGAGGTAATCGTAGAACTGTCCGCCAATGCTGGCGTCTTCGGCCACTTCCATAATCGCGCTATCGTTGTCACGCATCTCGCTCATCAGGGCGCTGATGCGCTGCTCCCAAGTCTGTTTCGCAGATGTCAGGGGCATAAAGTTCAACTGCTCAACGCACGCTTTCTGGAAGGCGATCTGGTTTGTCAATCCGTCGGTGTCCAGTTCCAACGGCTCGCCGTTTACGTCCAAGAACCAGACCGGAGGGTCGGAGTTGTATTTCCGGAGATTCGCCACTGCCGCACCTTGAGAGCCTGCACCAATTCCAAACTTTCGCGTCATGCACAACCCTTTGTCGCAGTGCGCGTTGATGGGTGCGTCGTTGCACTTGTAGATGTAGTCTTTCCGGCTCAAGGCTTTGGCGACAGCCGTCACCTCGCTTAGGGGCAAGGGCGGCTCCAGATACATCAAATTGTACGTCAGGATTTCGGTTTCCCAGCTATCGGGAAACGCCTTCCGAAGGTAAACGCCAATGTTAAACAGGCCGTTGTTGCGGCCACCTTCCGATATCTTGTCCTTGAACAAAATCTGGAGGCAGGGTGGAGCGCCAGCCAAATTGGATTGTGGGTCATCCTTGATTTGCAGCGCTGTTACCTGCTCGGGCGTTTGCACGTATGTTTCGTAGAGTTCGAAGAACTCTTCTATCGTGGCTGCCAGTCCGTCGTCCTTGATCGCGTACCGCAGCCCGCCGTCCGCATCGAAATAGGGGAGGTTCAGGAAGTTACCGACATCCCCTCTGTCGAGATGCAGGACGACCTGTTTCGGGAACACCTCGCTCCCGCCATAGCCCAGTGCCGCGGCGACCTGTTGCAAGGTCATCTGCATGTCCTTCGCATCGATAGGCTCGTTGGTGAACAGGAAGCAGTGCGCTCCACCGGACTTGCTGCGGCAAACCACCAACGGCAGCTTCATACGTCGAACCTTATCGACCAACACCTTGTGGTCGAGGGGATACTGGTCTACGTCCACGCAGCCCCAACGGCACTGGTTGTTCTCGTCAATCGGAACGATGCCCAGAGACTTTGTGCCAGCCAGATGCTCTTCCCAATGAGCCTTCGTCCGCGGCTTCTTGATGATCGCCGCTCGACCGGTGCTCTTGCCGGACGCGGATTGTTTTTGAACTTCAAATGTGCCGTACGCGGCCTGCAAGCCGTCAAAGACGGACTTGAATTTTTCTAAATGCATTTGGTGACCCCGTGGGCAAGAAAAGGGCGGGGGATTGCCCCCCGCCATTTGAACTAGAACGGAACTTCGTCGTCCATGTCCGCGGTGGTTGTGCCACCGCTCTCGTTCTCGTGCTTCACCAAGACCTCGCCTTGAAGGACGCTTTCGGAGAAGGTCTTGGCCCGGAGATACAGGGCCGCGTCCTCGACAGGTCCTTCACGGCTCACGTCCCAACCGTGCCAAGAGCCCTTCGCGTTTTCCTCGCCCACGCTCTTCAACCGGTAAATGTGACTAAATCTCGGCGGGGAGAAAGGCCCGTTTTTGCCTTGCAACGTGATCGAAGAGATCATGCTGTTCCACTTACGAGACCGCTTCAACTGCGTAGACTTCATCGCAATCAAAGCCGTTTCAACCAAACCGTCGTCGCTCAGTAGCAGAACAAAGTGCTGGTGCGTTTCATCCAGATATTCGCCGTTACCACCGACGACGTAGTCCTTGAAATCTTCGCCAGAGCGCTCGGTCTTAGGTATGTTCAAATCACCGGGCGCATAGATTGCCTGCGGAGCACCCGAACCGGAGCCCCGCGGAGCCCAGACAATGAACCGGCGCATGTAAGCGCAAGGAATAACCCGCACGCCTTCTTTGCCCTTGTAAATCTGGTTCGTAACGGTGTTGAAAAGGTCGCCCTTTCGAGCCTCCTCTAACTCGTCCAAGATCGGATCGAGCCCGGACAGGATTTTGAGGAACGGGAGAGCAAGGTCATCTACACCCATGTTCTCCATACCTGCGCCAGCGTCGTCTTCAAACATGCTGGCGTCGAACTGCGCGACTTCGCTGGAAGTCTTCTTAGCTACGGCATTAGCCATGACTATTTACTCCTTGTGATTGTTGCACGGTGTCCGACCCATGCGCCGAACATTTCCATAGGGAACGAGTCCCCGTTTTCCACCCGTTCGCGAACGAAGGCCCGCAACGTCTGGGGGTGGACGCCAGTTTTCTGCTCGGCGATATAGCCTTCGCTCTCGGCAACGGCCCGAAACGCGTTGGCCTGATCATCTTCGCCGCGACCAAACTCGCACGACACGGTATTTTTGATGATGTCATCAAACCCGTGTTCGCGAAGCCACTCGTATGCAGCGGGGCGTTGATCCACCGGGATGGAACCCCCGTATGTCGGCTTGATCTTAATTTTGGAACCGTCGTCCAAGGTCAATTCGGAAAGGCCCATTTCGGCAAAGACCGTAGGGAGGTCTTCGTCTGTAAGTTTGAGCAATTCCTTTTTCTCTCGCTTGAGTTTGGCTTCAAGGTCCGATACGGTTATTTCCTTGTCTCGAATTTGGCGAGCAATTGAGGCGACACTGCCCAACTCGCCTTGATCCAGCTTCTCAACATTGCTGGCGATGTTGGCCTCGAAATCAGCCTCCATCTCTTTCAACAGATCGTTCATTCTCATTCTCCTTCTTCGTTAAACCAGCTTGTAGGCCGGTTGACGTTGCCGTTTATATGCTGATATAATCGGATAGTCAACAGCCGAATGGGGAAAATAAAATGCGGAAGGTTTACCAGAAGAACAAATTTGTTTTCGGGGTTGGAGTAAACGACGCGGATTATGTGGTGAAGCCTATTTCACCGGGCGGCAAGCGAGAGAGGTGTCCTTTTTATACGGCGTGGAAAAACATGCTAGGGCGGGCCTACGACACGAAACACCACGCATTTTTCCCCACCTACATTGGCGTCACCGTATGCGAGGAATGGCACTCGTTTATGGCTTTCAGGGCGTGGATGATGGGGCAAGACTGGGAGGGGAAGCATTTGGACAAGGACATACGCCAACCCGGCAACAAACATTATTGCCCGCAAACCTGTATGTTCGTGACTCAGCAAATCAACAACCTCTTACTAGACTGTGCCGCCACAAGAGGCGACTTACCCATTGGTGTTGGCCGTTGCTACGGTCGTTATAAGGCCCGCGTAAGCGAAAACAACAAGTCAAAACACCTCGGCCTATTCGACACACCGGAAGAAGCGCACCTCGCGTGGCGAAAGGCCAAGGTCGCCATCATCCGTCGCGCCGCGATGACCGGCGACATCTACCTGTACGCAGGCCTGATGCCGCGCGCCAAGCTTATCGAACAAGGGGAAGCAGCATGACCGGCTACGTCTTCGGCACGGAGCCCTACGATCACCAACGCACCGCGTTCGAAGATTCGTGGGCCGCGGAATATTATGCTTTGTTGATGGAGATGGGCACAGGCAAGTCTAAGGTCGCGATAGATACCGTCGCCGCGCTCTACGAAGCGGGGGAGATCAATGCCGCCCTGATCGTCGCGCCGAAGGGCGTTTATGCAAACTGGGTGAAGGGCGAGTTACCTATCCACATGCCCAGTCGGATTGACCGGCTCGTTGTCCAGTGGATACCAGCAAAAACCAAAAAGTTTGAGGAAGAGGTGACTGGTCTTCTGGATATTGAGCCCAACCACCTTCGCATCTTTGTTATGAATGTGGAAGCGCTATCCTCGCCCCGTGGCGCGAGGGCCGCGTACGAGTTTCTCAAGCGCTACCCCAACAGTCTGATGGCTGTGGACGAGTCCACGACGATCAAGAACCGCTCTGCCAAGCGCACGAAGAACGTGGTGAAACTGGGGGAATACGCAAAATATCGGCGCATCCTGACGGGTTCCCCGGTTACGAAGAGTCCGCTCGATCTCTATGCGCAGTGCTCGTTCCTGTCGGACGACGCGCTTAATTTCAAGAGCTACTTCGCTTTCCAGAACAGGTACGCGGTCATTCAGCGGCGGACGATGGGGCACAAGTCCTTTCAGGAGGTGACGGGTTATCGGCGTCTGGACGAGCTATCCGAAAAGCTGGAGCGGTTCAGCAACCGGGTTTTGAAGTCCGATTGTCTGGACCTGCCTGACAAGGTGTATATCCGGCGGGATGTTCCGCTGACGCAGGAACAGAAAGTGCTGTACGCGCAGATGAAGAAGCTGGCGCTTGCGATGTTCGAGAACGGCGAACTGGCGACGACGGCCAGCGTGCTGACGCAGATCATGCGGCTCCAGCAGATATGCTGCGGGTTTTTAACGCCCGACGATGGCGAGGTGCAGGAGATACCGCATGGTCGTCTGGATGCGCTGCTCGAAATTGCGGAGGAGGCGCAGGGTAAGGCGATCATTTGGGCGACATACACGCATGACATACACGCGGTCCGTGATGCGTTGGCCGCGAAGTACGGTCCTGAGACCGTGGCCACGTATTACGGTGCGACGCCACAGGACGAGCGGCAGGAGATTGTCAATGCTTTTCAGGCCATGGACAGTCCGCTTCGGTTTTTTGTGGGCCAGCCCCGCACCGGTGGTTACGGCATCACGCTAACTGCCGCCAGCACGGTGGTTTATTACTCGAACAGCTATGATCTGGAAATCCGGCTTCAGTCAGAGGATCGGGCGCATCGTATTGGCCAGAAGAAGTCTGTCACTTACGTCGATCTGGTCTCGCCGAAGACGATTGATGAGAAGATACTGCTTGCTCTGAAGGACAAGATCAATCTTGCCGGTCAGGTCTTAGGTGAGAAGACGGCTAACTGGATCATCTGATCTGGAGCATACTTCCGATACCGTGGTGCACTGCGCCGCCGTTCCGCATGGGCCGCGCGAACGGCTGGAAGTTGGGCTGCTGGAAGAAGGGTGTTTGAAGCGTGACGGGTTGTCGGATCGGCGGGTTGACCAAAGGCCGCGTGGTTGGAGCCAAGTTAAACCCCGAAGTGCCAACATCTGTGGTGTTTATGGGCACTATGGGAAAGGCCGTGCCCGCCGTTTGAGCGTCGCCACCGACGTTGAGGTCTTGTTCTTGTATGGTTGTGCCCAGAGAAAGGATGCCGTACGGGTTTGTTACGTCCAAGGCGGGATCGCCGCCACCTTGGTCCTCAAAGCCACCAAGGCTCGCGGTGGTGGAAGGGCCACCGGTGGAAGGTCCACCAAGGGATACGTTGCCAACAGCGTCTGCAATGCTCCCGAAGGATACGTTGCTATTTCCGTGTGAAAAGCCTCCCGGCGTCGTATCGACGCCAATGGCATTTGCAACAGCTTCTCCTAGGGGGCCCATACCGGGAGCACTCGTGGAGATGCCTTCCGGGCCAACACTGACAGTTGTATCGACGCCGACGCCTTTGGCAAGACCTTCGACCGCCACAGCAGCGAGCGCTGCTACGGGGCCACCAATCATCGCCGCCGCAATGGCGGGCACACTGAAATCAAGGCTCGGCACCCCTCTTCCGAACTCGTTGTGGGTTCGGCCTATGTCTATTGGGCTGATAGCGTTGAAAAGGCTTCTCCCAAAGCTCGGGGCGATTTGCGCTTCGTAGGCGTCCTGCTCGCCCTGCGCGGCGGCCATCGCCGCCGCTTCGTTAGCTTGATTTGTTTCGTTGTTGGGGTCGTTTGGGTTATTGGGGTCATCGGGAGTTGGCGCGGAGAAATCACCGTAGCTTACGTTCGCGTCGTTGGGACCCGGATACCCCATATCGGGGCTACCAGCGGGGCCACCACCACCGCCGCCACCACCACCAGAACCCAGAAGCATGCGCTTACGAGCCCAATAATCGTCGGCGTCCACACCAAATCCGGCATATGTGTCGTTAAAACCGTCTGAGAAGGGACTTTTACGCTCGTATTTCATGTGGTTTTCTCCGAGCGGTCGGCGTTAGGGGCTCTTACAAAATATAACCGGTCGTTTTCAATTCGCTTCATAAACGCCCCGTCTTTTTTGTACACGCCAAGGTAACGCTCCGTTAAATCTTTTTGAACCAGACGGCCTATCTTCAACGTGTTGTTGTATGGGGCGACGATATCCATAAGGTAAAGGTCCCCTGACTCGTGGTCCGTGGACCAGTCTCCGGCCTGTATTTCCCTTGTTTTAAGAAGGTAACCCTTTGCGGCTTCGGGCGTTAGGAAAGCATGGCTGTAAAATCCAATTGGTTCTTCGTTCTGATAGAAAACCTTTAGCCTCCCCGCTGCGATGGCGGGAAGTATTAGACGCTCAAGGTCGTGCACAAACCAATTCTTGTAGTTGGTCTGAAACATCAGCTTAAGAACGTCTTCGATCACCCCATCAGGCTCCCGATACCCTGCTGCTGCCGGATCATTCCCGACGCCGAGTCGTTAGGGAAGAGGGCCGCGTACTGCTGGCGCTGTTGCGGGTTTGGTTGTGCCGGTGCAGCCGCCACGGCAGTCGGGACCGCGGTCCGTGGCGGTGCGGGGGGTACCGGTTGTGCTGCGGCGACCTGACGCACCGGAGCCGCCGGAGGCCGGACGGAGGAGAGGTCATCGGGCTCTCCTTGAATTGCGTCGATAACCGGGGGTACCGTGCGTATTATGGCGCGAGTAGGAATCCCGGTCGATAGATACTTAAACCTGTCCAACAACATCTTGTTAAGCCGCTTGGCAATGTTCATTTTTTCAGTTGCGGACTGTGGGCTGCGAAGAGCTTGAACCGCCATTTTAGGGTCACTGATGATCGCCAGCATCGCGTCGGCTTGCAGCAGCTCCGGGATTTTATACATGAGGCGCTGCATAAACTGTGAACCAGCTTCGGCTTCAACCAGACCTGTCGTTCTTCCGCCGGGAATAAGGCTACCCGCCCTCTGCCCAAGCTTAGCACCCGCAATTCGAACATACATATCGAACAACATCGGTGCGTCATTTTGAAAACTGCTGACATCGCCTCCGGCCAGAAGATTGCCCTTATAGACAATCATCTTCTCTGCGGACTGCTTTATGCTCCTGTACTCCGAAGCCTCTATTACCCCCTTGTCAAGTAGCATGTCCATAAGCGGCTTGCTTCCGTTTGGCGGGGCATTAAAAAGGGTGTTGTAAAAACTCTCTGGCCTAAACGCATCTAACTGGTCGATAGGACTTGTGCTTGCGGGATTAGCGTCAGAAAGCCCAACCCTAAAATTGGATTCTTCCAAGGCCCACCGAATGGTGTTGTCTTTCAAACCCTTAATGGCGTCTTCCGGAACAAAGCCCTGTAGTGAGAGTAAAGCCTTTCGTACTTCCTCGTCGCGGCCTTCACCTATCGCCATCACCTTCCCCTCAATACGACGAGAGGGGACGGTAATGAACCTAAGCACTTTAGTTAGTTCGGCATCGGGATTATCGGCACCGTAAATATTTCCGATTAGATTGCGGGGGTTTTCCGTGTTTCCTGCTTTTGAAAGGGCTTGAGAGCCTCTTAAGAACTCTCGGTAAATCTCCTCTTTCGCAACGGCGACACGAATAAAATCGTCGGCGGATTGCTCGCCACCAATTATTTGCAGGAAGCTTTTATTAAGGTCCGGGAAAGTTTTCATAAGCTCCGGATTATTTGTCTGGAAGTCGGCCACAACACGCGCTTGTGCTTGCGCCACTTGCGCGGGTGTCTGCCCCGGAGTATCTGTGGCGACCCGTGTTAATTGAGCCACAACGAGGCCAAGAGCGTTGTTTAAGGTGTTCTCGACGCTGCCCCCTTGAGAAGCGTCCAGCTTTGCAATAGCCGTCTGCACCTCCGGAAAGTCCGTGGCTTGTCTCCGTAGCTCGTTATCCAACTCTAAAAGTTGCCGTGCTCGGAGCTCTAAGGATTCGGGGCCCCCTGCCCGCAACGACCGAATAAGCTTGGAGTCATCGATTACGTCTTGCCCCGCCCGGTTTTTACGCACCACTTCACCGGCAAAAGACCGTTTTACAAAGTCGTTAAAGGCAAAAGAGACGGCACGGGCGCGATTGTAAGCCTCCGTTCCGGGGACGCGGTCCAAGTCCGATAAAATCGACGTTTGAAGTTCCGCCGCAAGGCGTCCAAAAGAAGCTTTGTCCGGGTTTTCTCTACCAAAGTTCAAAAGACTACTTCGCGCGGAAGTCAAATCCTTCAAGACAATGTCTTCGCCTTCCTGAGAAAGTATCCCACCTTTAGGCCGTGCATTGGTCACAGCCCCGTATTCGGTAAGCTCTTGTTTTTTTGCATCTAATAGTTTTGCTAAACTAGAAAAATCAGGGCTTTCCATGCTTCGGCGATAAGAAGCTCCAAGGACAAGCGGGGCCCCCCTCTCGGCAAGTAAAGCGTCAATTTCATCCAACCGATCAGCCCCGCTTAGGCGATGCGCACGGTGAAAACGGGCCATGAAGTCCTCGTTTTGAGGAGTCCACCTATTGATATCCAGACTTTCCATAAGAGTATCAAACTGCTCACGGGCGCGGGTGCTTCCTTCCGTAGAATACACCTCCGACATTTTCTGACGTGCGGGCCTTGTTGCAAGGTCCTTCAAATCTACGTGAGGCAATCCCAGTTTTGCCTTCAGGTCCGAAACAGATTTTTCTACCGCTCTGAAGTCCGAAGTTTCGAGTAACCGAGAAAGGTCAGCGGGGCTCAAACGCGCCATTTCGTCGTCAAACGTGGCAATGAAATCAGGAACTCCGTCCTGTATGCTCCCTTGAGATAACACGTCTTTAGGGATCACAAAATAAGGCTCAACATCCTTCCAAGCGGCCTCTTCAATGTCCCGCAATAATCTGTTTTCAGCCCCAATAACATCGGCCAGCTTTTTTTGCACAACAGCCATGTCCGCGGGGTCACCTAATTTAGCCATTGCCTCCGACATGTTTTGAAGGCTGCCACTTAACCGCATAGTCATAAGGGTGGACATCAGGTCCCGGTTCATTTTAGTGGCGATTTCCGCAAGCCCCGGATCGTCCATACTGTAAAACGAACTGATCACATCCATTTGCGACTGCATGCCGCGCATAAACCCACTCTTCTCCAGAAGCTCTCTTTGCTCGGGGCGAAGGGTTTGCAAAACTCGTTGCGTCAACTTTCTCCCAGCCACAGATTCGGGGACGGCTTCCGAAAAAACAGCCGGACGCTGGTCGGGCGGGCGAAGTTTGAGGTTTCCTTTACCGTCAGCTTCAAAATACAGAGCACGTATTTTGTCCGCCTCTGGCCCTGTAATGTCTTCCGGGCGAAGCGAGTCAAGACGAGACCCCGTGTTTTGGTCTATTCTACGACCCCCAAAAAACATTCCTTCGATAGCGGTTGCCAGTGCTTCAGGGTCTTCCCCAAATTCGCCTATGTAATACTGAAGTGTCCGAATAACTTCGGTTTCCGCTCGTTTTTTTGCATATAAAGGGTCTTTTGCTCTGTCTGAAGCAAATTGTCCCAACCGTTTAAGAAGACCCTCTCCCTTAACGCTGGACAACCCCGCCACAAGATTTCGTAGAGGCAGGTATTGAGCTAAGGCCAAACCCGTGGGCGTAAAGCCCGCGTACAGCATTTCCGCAGTAAAATTGGTTTTTGTAGGGTCGTCTTCCGCGGCACTTCTTACCAGATAGCCTGTGGCGGGGATAGCGACGGATTCCGTTGCAAGTACGGCGGCTTTCCCCCCCGGCGTCTCTTTTTGAAAAGCTTTACCCCCACTTACCAGAAACGACTCCACCTTGGCGAGAGCGCGATTTCCACGCGAAGTAGCGTCTCTGTAAGCGGCTCTTTCTGCGGCTGTTCGTGCCGCAAAATCTACCAGAGGAGTGACTACCTCGTCCCCCTCAACCGCCACCTGCGCTACTTTTTTCTCAGCTACAGACATTCTTTCGGCTAAGGCCGCCAAATATTTTTGTAAAACAGGGTTGGCGGCCTCTTCGGCGGTTTGCACCGTCTGCGTCAGGTGTGCCCGAAGGCCACGAATCTTTTGTACGGGGTCCAACAATCTGGCTACAGCAAAGTTTTTTGAAGGCAACGTGGCTGGAAGAAAGATGCTTGGAACCATTCTTGCGGTTTCTTTTAGCGAGACCAGTTGTGCCCGCGCCTCTGGGGTAAGGCTGGAAACGTCAACGTCTCCAAAAATTTTGTTGATGGTGTAGTCTACACCGGTGCCCACAGCGACAGCACTGCCCAACCCCACCACTGCTGCCGAAGGAATTGCATACTGGGGTTTCTTCGCAGCTATCGCCGCCCGACTTCCGATCTTGGCCCCTCCCACTAAAGCCGCCGTTTCCGCAGCACCCGGCGTGACTCCGCGTAGGAACATACCTGTTCGTGTGGGTGCTCCGGGGTCGCCCATTTCTTTCAAGCTAGTTAGGTAGCTTATGACCTGACGGTCAGTGAGTTTTTCTCCGGGTTCTATCCCCGTTACGAACTCATTCAAAAATAGTGAGTTCCCGCTGGTTAAAGATTCGATGGGGGATTTGCTACTCGGAAAATATTCCGGGTATTGATCCGCCAGTGCGTTTGCCACAAAGTCGGCAACATGTGCATTCGCCGGAATGTCGTTCTGTTCCGCCTCACTAAGTAGTAAGTCTAAAAAATCCGGCTTAAGTCGGACGGCCCCCATATCCGCGGCCCGTCCAACAAGCGATATCTCTCGGTCAGGGAGCGGCCCCTGAAGTTCCGGAATTACAATTTTACCGGTGCTGCTATACGCTTCCGCGGGGGTAAGGGGCTCGGTGGAAGTTACAAGTTTCTGCTCTTCATAAGGCAACATTTATTGGCCCCCCCCTAAAGCGTCTCTGATTGCCCCGTCGTAAGCTTCTTGTTGTTCAGGGGTCCGAGTTACGGTTCCGCTGAAAGCTTTAAGCCTTTGAATCATTTCCCAAGCAATTGCTCGGCCTGACTGCGCCCGAGCCAACTCGGAGTCGCTGTACCCTGTTGGTTTTCGAATAACGTCGTGATTCCGCCGCCATATAAAGGTGTAGCCCTCGTAAAGAGATTTTAACTTGTTCCTTGCCGCCTGCTCGCTGTTCCCCAAAAATCCGGGTTGGGCAAAGCGGTCCCTATACGTGTCCAGTTCTTTTTGATTAAGCCTTGGGGTTGAGCTAAGGCCAACGGACCCCATTGACGCGAGAAGTTCTAATGTGTTGTTTGCTTGGGCAACATCCCCGCCAAAAGTTTCCCCACCAGTAAATTTGGAAACAAGATTACCCAAGCCGCCGTAACCTTGAGTGAATAAGTCCAGTTTTTTAATAGCTTCCTCAATGGGCATGCCGTTTCTTGAGCTGCCAAGAAGAATGCCCATTTCTTCTAATCTTTCTTGTTCCGCCTCCATCCGCTGCCTGTAACGGGCATACTCTTCGGGGTCGTCTCCTTCAGATATAGGCACAATACTGGAAACAACAGCGCGGACATCTCCGTCAGCAATGCTTTCGGTAATGCGTTGGGCCTCCTGCGACATCCGGAACTTTCCAAACGTGTCGTAGGCCGTCTCCGGGGCTATTTGAATCCAATTCGACAACTCTCCGCGGGGGAGTATCGCACCCGTGTTCAGGTCCACCACCTCGTCGCCTTTTTGCCCAAGGTACTTAATCGTCGGGGTAAGTCCGGCCCCGCCTAAGCCCATGTACATTTTACCGGCCATCTCATTCGGCGGAGCCTCATACTTCCGAAGGGACCCGGCATATTTTTTATATTCTGCCGCTGTAAGCGCTATGGGATCACCCGGATTAAACGTCTTTTCGACGGGCACACCATTTTGGACCACCGTCATTGTAAACGGCGCGTTCACCGTGTAAAACTCAGGTGTGCTCGCCGCTAAGGCCTGCTCCGCGCGTTGGACTGCGAGCATTCCAGATTTATAGTCGGCATCGGTGTCAAGGGCCCGTTCCCGCAGCTCTATATCCGCGTCTTTGTACTTTGCGTCAAATTCGCGTTGTATCCGGTTTCGTTCCTCTTCCAGTCTTGAGCCAAGCATAAGGCGACCGCGCTGGAGTTCATCTCCGGCGTCCAATTTCCGAAGTTCGTATCCGTTGAGTACGTTGTCACGCGTCAGCGTATCTTCGAACGCAGCTTGCCGGTTGGTAACCGCATGCTCTTGTTGAAGTTCCGCTAATGCCGTTTGGAGTTTCCCCCGAGCCTGAACTTGGGCCATCCCTTGAGTCCCTGTCAGATTGGCGAGGTCAAGGCGCAGGGCCCTATCTAATTCGCTCAACCGCGCGGCATGGTCACGAACGGTTTCGTTTTCCGTCCGCTTAAAAGATTGAGCATCAATCGCGCTGGCACCTTGGATAGCGCCTTGCAGTAAAAGGTTGTTCCGACGGTCTAGGGACTCCCGGCGGTGTTGAACTTCCCCCTGTGCAGCGCTAAGTGCCGCCGTTTTAGGGACGGACTTCAGTGCATTGAAGGCAGCAATTTTCTCAGACACCGTTTGAGGCAGCGCGGAAGCCGCGCCCGCAAAACGAGAAGCCAAAGACCCCCGCATCTGCTGCCCTGTTCGAGGATCAACATTCGACGCAAGGTTTAGACCTGCCGCAGCAACGTCAAAAAGAATTTGAGACTGTGTGGACGATTTAGCGTTAGGGTCCGTCAAAACCTCTTCGTAAAAAGGAAGGATTTCACCATACACCCCTTTAATGTCTTTAGGAGAATAGGTCTCTCCCGCCGCGCTTACGCCCTGCATTGCACGCCGGACATTTGCGTAAGGTTGGAGACTTCCTACGCCGCCACTTTCGCTTTCTGATTCGGACATTTAGACCATTCCTTGCATCGGCGGCTGCGGCGTGTTCGCCAGCGACATTACTCCTCCAGACATATCACCCTGTACCGGAGTTGTCATCTGTTCCGCGGCCAGCGGGCCAATCCCACCGTCTACCGGCATGCCGCCGGGAGCCGTGGGCTCCGGTGCGGAGGCCATCATCATGACGGGCTGCAACAGCGCTAAAACGGATTCCGGAGTCTGGGCCGCGTCTTCTGGACCGACCAACTGAGCAAGTTCCTCGCGACGGGCCTCCACAGGGGCCTGATCGCCACGGGTCATGTTCATCATCTCGCCGTAGTTTTCTGCCGTCTCGGGGTCACCAAAACCCTGAGCGCCCTGCTCGATCATAGCACCCATTTCGGGGGTTCCCGAAGCGGCCATAGCCTCCATGACAACGCCCTGCTCGGACGGCGGAAGGGCTGCTGCGGCGGCAGGCATTTCCTGCGCCATCGAAGCCATGTCCTGCGGCATCACCATTCCCGGGCCACCGTCTTGGCGACGGATTACGACGCCGCCGTTGCGATAGCGGGGTACCATGTTTCTGGGGTCCATTTCCATATCACCGCGAGGCGGGAAGGTGTTCTGCCCCGGGTCCGGCTGCATGTCCCGGAAATACTCCGGGCTCATCTGGACCGGCGGCGCAAGCTCTTGAGACGGCGGAGGAGGGAAACCACCAAGCATGCCCGCTCCTTCTTCTTCGCCCGTGGTCATCGGTCCAAGCATAGAAGGCGGCATGGGGACGTAGCCGCTCTGCCCGCGCGGCCCTGCCGGGGACACGGTGTTTGGCCCGGTGACGCCCTCTCGCATCATCATCTGCTGCGCCGCGTTAATTTCGGCAATTTCTTCCTGAGAAGGCGCACGCCCATACTTGTCAAAGAAGGCTGTAATTGCAGCTTGCAGTGCGGGATTGCCGCCCTGTTGCATATAAACGGGTCCGCCGCCGCCGTACTGCATGGGGGCAACGCCACCACCACCGCCGTACTGCATGGGCTGAACTCCACCACCATACTGCATGGGTTGAACTCCACCACCGTACTGCATGGGTTGAACTCCACCACCGTACTGGAACATCTGTCGATTCATTACGCCGCGATTCATCATCCGAATAGTCCTGACTTTGCTACACCTGCCGCTGCCCCGAGTCCCGCAATGCCAAGGCCCAGATACTGCTGGGCCGGGGACACTGCCGGGGAAGCTGCCGCGGAAATTGTCTGTTGAGAGGAGGGAGCGCCCTTATAAATATCCGAAAGGAAGGAAACGCGTTGATAGGGCTCATATAATTGGGCCAATTCGCTCTGCCGCTGGGCCTCGAGTTCGGCCTGCTGCTGCTGTTGCTGCTGCTGTCCCATTTGGAAAACGCCCTGCTGTTCGGCCAGAAGTCGGTCCGAAAGGGTCTCCCCGAGAGCAGATTGGCGCAGGCCAAGGGTGCCCAGAGCCTCGCCGCTTTGGAGCCCAAGGGTGCCCATAGCTTGACCCGCCTGCAACCCCATCGAGCCAATCTGCTGACCGCCCTGCTGACGGCGAAGCATCTCATTCTGAGCCGCGGACTGAGCCTGAAGGAAATTCTGGGCTTGCGATTGCGCGAGGGCCGTGGCGCGATTTCGGTTGTTCTCGCTCGTCACAATGGCCGCGCGGCCACCGCCATACGCACCCGCACCCGCGGCTTGTAGGCCCTGCTGGGCGTCTTGAATGTTATAGGTCCGGTTGATCTCGTCCTGAAGCGCACCCTGATAGGGGTTCATATACGAGGAAATCATCTCCGCGGTCAGCGGACCAGAGCCCTGACTAATCATCTGCTGGCCGGTGGCCACGCCGGGCTGGATGTAATTGCTTGCGGCTTGCTGCGCACCGGTGATGGGAGAGTAAGCATCCCCCATCGTCTGGCCACCTTGCTCAATATATGGTCGGTAGGCTCCAATGCCCTGTTCAGCGAGGGTGAAAGCTGCTTCCTGAAGGCCGGACGGAGCGGCCACCTGCTGGAAAGGGAGAGAAATAGGCTGGTCAGCAAGTGTTCTTGCCGACTCCATCAGGCCCAGCTTTAGGGCCTCTACTTCCGGGGCTTCCCGTTGGATAATTTCTTGTGTTTCAGCCATTAGGACATTGCCCTTTCGCGCCGCTCAAGGCCACGCATCATATCATACATGTTATTGATGCCACCCGCACCATTTACGGCGTCGGTAGTCATCACAAATTCGCCCGGCATCAACATCGCTCGGACGCTGTCTTGGCCGGGTACGCCCTCGTTGGGCATGATCCCACCGGTTCGACGGGGGTAGACCTCGCCGCCGTCAGCCAACGGACGAACGAACGGGTTTTGACGCTGCTGCTGCTCAACAAGGGCCGCGAGCCGTGCGCGGTCTTCCGGGGTGTTAAACCGGGAGGCCACGGTGTATCCGTCGTTGGCGCTGACGTTCGGGTAGTTGACCGTCGTAGCGGTGTTACTCAAAGCATATTTCTCGGGGTCCGCGGCGAACAGGTCCGCGCCCGTCGGCTGTCCAGAGACAAGGTTAAGCTGTTCTTCCGGTGGCGTGTCGAACATGCCGCCAAGATAAGCCGCACCTCCCGCAAGGAGCCCAGCAGGGCCGTACTGGCGGAGCATGCTGGGACCGGAGTCGGCCACAAGGTCTCTGGCGATTGCGAGCCGTTCCACACTGTCTAATCCGGCGTACGCCGGATTTCCAGACACTGTCGTCACAGCGTCCCCAAGGTCCATCTTGCTGCCGCCGAACATCGCACGCTCCGCGCTGTCCAAGCTTGGGTTGTTCAAGAAACTCCCCACATCTTGGGAAAAGCTTGTGGGCTGTGGGGTGTTGCCGGGAAGCGGAGTATACACGTCGCCCGCAGGAGGGGGCCCGAAGCCTGCGTTCATTTCGATGTCGGCAGCGGCGGCTCTTTGGGCCTCCGTCAGGGAAAGTTTGTCCGTCACGGCATCTGTGCTCTCTCCCCCAAACATCTCGTCGTAGCGCGCCGCGCCCGTGCCGAAGAGGTCGCCCTTCTGGAAGAAGGTGCGGTCGTTAAAAGTCTTGGTAATAGCAGAACCCGTCTTGCCCAATCGGCCAACGGGGTCGCTGACCGCGCCCTTCACGTTTTGACCAAACGTGCCTTGACCAGTGAAACCTGCCGTAACAGCGCCAACGCCAGCGGAAATAGCCGCCGCCTTCAAGGCGTCGCCCATGTCGCCGCCGCTAATGAAGCTGGCGATGCCGGAACCCAAAGCCGCACCGAATACGGGGCCCAATGGCGTGGCTGCAAGAACAATAGGCAGAACAATAGGTGCCGCCTTTTTGACGACGCTTTTTACGGCTTTGAAAGCACTGGAAAAGAACCCAAACTCCATAAGGCCCGTTTCAGGGTTGATGGAGTTCGCCGTAGAACCGACGACATACTGCTCGGGGTCTTCAATACCCATCTCTCGAAGATGGGAAAAGATGGATTCCCGAAGCTCTGGGCTCCGCTCAATCAAAGGGGCGGGAACAACCAGTTCGCCGGGAGCCATGTGCGCTACAAAACGGTCGCCGCCGCGGCCATACTGAGCCATGCGCCGGGAGACCTCTTGAAACTCTGCAATGCCGGAGGTGCCAAAACTGTTGGCCGCTTCCTGACGAGCGAGTTCTTCAAACTCGGCGTCAGACATCACAAAACCGGCAATACCGCCGTCCGGAATTTCTTCCTCAAATTCTGCGTCTGCTCGTAAAAGGGCCGTTTTTGACATTATCCTGCTCCGCCGCCCAATGCTTCGGGCACTGTTACTTGTATGAATATACTTTTTTCTTCGCTGCCAGTCCACGCATTACCGCAAGACGGACAATTTCCGCTAGGATAGCTGAGAATTTCCTCCGGCGCATCCACTAGGTTATCACAAGAAGCGCATTTCACCGCTTCGCGAGACGTAGAAGGGCTCCAACGTGAGCCGTCACCCATTACAATTACATCAGAACCAGACATTTAACACCTATGGTGTAGACACCGTAACGGTACCAACCGTTGCCGTGGCACTTGAACCCGCCACATGCGGGGCATAAAGAAGTGAAACCTTAACAAAACCACCTACTTGAAACAAAGCACCCTGCTCCAGACCCACATCGTTTGTCGAGAGCGCTGTATAGGTACCTGTAGTTGCCCGCATCTGGCCCGGCTGCTGCATCTGGACGACGTAGGACGTTAAAGAACGCACCATGTCCGAGAAATAGGTGACGCTATAGGTCTCCGGGGGAACCGCAAAACGGGGTGGTACAAGCTCGCGAGACATTACTGTCCCCCGTCCGGGCGTATATCAAGCCGCGGGGAACCCAGCCTCCAAGCTACGCCCAAACCGTCGCTCTCGACGCGCAGACCAAAGGCCCTGCCCCGGGCCCGGATGTTGTTTTGGGTGGCAGACTGCGCCACCGTCGCGGCCACCGATTTGGTGTATCCCGTACCGGGGAAACGCTCCGTTTTGATGGTAAAGGTAGCCGTCGGGGTCGCGGTGGCCGCCGAATTGGAAAAACTGATGTCCGGGATCAACCGCCGCGCAAACACGAAGCTGTCGCCCTCACCAATGTCCACCGGGCTAGACTCTATGTAAGCCGTTAACGCCGAACCGTCGTCATCCGTGCCCAGTTCGTGGTTGTAAAGGTAGCCGTTGGTTGCGCCCGCCACCGGGTACTCTTTCAATCCACGATCCAGCCAGCACGAACGGCCCAAGGAACCATAATACCAGACGTTCTGCTCGTAGTTGAAGGTGACGTATTTGTCGTTGTCGTCGGAGCTTGCAGAAGGATAATACCACGTAACTTCACCAAAAGACGTGTTTACGGAAGCAAAGGTCTTCTCGGCCTGCAAGAAATTAAAGTCGTTGAACACCGTATCTCGGACCGTGCAAGGCAGCGGCTTAACTTGACCGTCGTACAGGTAGAACTGATTACCGCCAATCCAAAACACCGCGTCCCCCACCGCAACGGCGGCATTAGGCCCCATACTGGTCGTGTTAGCGCTGATTTGCGTAAGTCCGTATGTAAACGGTGCGCCAATAAACTGCATAGAATACACCGAAGTGTCCGTGAGGATGACCATCTCACGGCGTGTCTCAACCACCTGAACGATCTCCGTCCCGCTGCCAATAACCAAGTCTCCGGCGGTGTTTTCAGCCGTCGCAGCCCAATCCGTCGCGTTTTCCTGATCGCTAAACCGGATCAGCAGCTTGTCCTGAGTGGAGCTCCCCTGCGCGTTACAGCCAAAAGCAATGACGTGCCGGTCTCGGTCCGAAACAAGAACCTGACGTGCCACGGTTGGCGCGGAGGAACCCAGACTGGATAGCGTGACCCCCCTGCTCGTAAGCCCACCCGTGTAGTCCCAGTAGTAAATCTCTCCATCCCGGATGTTGAAAACAAGGTCTTCGCCAAAGTTGTCCTGCTTCCAGATGCGTATGGAACCACCGCCCGCTACTACCGTAGCCGCAGAGCCCCACGTGATGCGGCCATAAGTCCCTGCACCCCAACCCGTGCCGGGGACCACGGTGTCCAGACCAACGTTTATTTGATAGGCGGCCACCACCGAACCACCGCCGTTACCCGTGTCTGAACCGTTCGCAGTCGCAGCCACCGTGATAGTGTAGGTGTTGACCGAAGGCACCGTCTGTACCTCGTATTCCAGATTAAGCACCGCTGCCGTCACCGTGCCACCAAGGCTTGCCGCCCCACTGAAGGTCACGTAATCGCCCGGAAGGGCACCGTGGGTTGAGTCCGTCACCGTAACAGTAGAGGAGCCGTTCACCGCTGCAAACGTGGCCGCACCGGTCGTGGTCGCACGAAGCGGGGTGATGTCGTTATAGTCGCCCCCGACTTCGACGTAAAACTTCTTGTTCGTTCCAACACCTAAAAGTTCGGCATTGTCTAGTGATCGCCATGCAAAGAGCGACCGTGGCGTCCCAACGAGTGTGTCGTCGCTGTACTTTACCCAGCCGCCTATCTTCTCGGGGAAGCCAAAACGGAAACGTACCTTGTCCGAGTCATTCCATCCGCCCTCGTTGGAGTAAGCGGTGGTTTCAGTGTTGACCCCCGGGTCGAATTGGAGTTTTGTAAATGGCATAATTCAATCCAAATCGCGTGTTATGTGAGCATCGCCGGGTTGACGATGTGACGGGCAACTTCGCCGAACTCTTCATGCAGCACGATGGCCTTCATATCCTGCCTCGAACGATACCCTTTGCCCGCAGCCCATGCGTCGGGCGGGGCAAGGATGCGGAACGACTCCCACCGAACGCCCCGGAAGTCCTTGACATTATCACTGTGGATGTGTCCGGTCCAGATGTATCGGAACTCAGCCTCACCCCATTCCTGCGCACGATCCACCGCCATGATAAGCGGAAGGTCCGCAGGCTTGGCACCATCGCCGTGGTGGATGCCAACCAAGCACTTGCCAAACGTGAAATAGTGGAATTTCGACGGGGACGTATCCACGGTCAGGCGGTCCTCGTTCTCGTAGATGTTGGAGAGGGATTCCATTAAGAATATGCTGGACGACGGATCGTGGTTACCTGATTCTACAATCAGGTGAACTGATCCGTGGCGCTTGAGGGCAGCCTGAACCATCCGACGCACGACGCGGATTGCGGCGCGGACCATCTGCGGGTAGCGACCATCAGCGTCAAGCAAATTACGGTTCTTCGGGGTGACGGCCTCGAAGCTGTCGTAGTGCAGCAGGTCGCCCAACAGGATGATGGTGGCGCGCTCACACGATGGGACGGACTCGACGAGATGCGCCATCGCATTGGACAGAGTGGTCTCGGCAATCTCTAAATCCCAGTTGCCTCCGGTCTCCTCATGCCACGACAGCATCCCCAAATGGTGGTCCGACACGGGGTAGCAGGCCATCAGGTCTGAGCGGGCAGATTTTGGTCCAGCCGTCGGCTTGATGCGCGGGAGCCTGTCCGTCATGGCCTGTACGGCCTCGCGGAGCATCTCCTCCTGACGCTCTTGGTCTCGAGTGGTTTTGACCCATTCACCTTTGATGGAGCCGTCTGGGCTGTAGTAAGTGGAGCGCCCCTTGACGTTGTACCCGTCCTCGGCCCCCGCGTTGAACGCCGCCCGCCCGACAGGTTCAGGTGGAACGTAAACGCTCCAATCGGCCTCGCGGCCCAACACCTCGACGGCGCAATTGTACCAACTGGTCGAGCCGCCAGACGACACACCCGATCCCGCCGCCGCCGTCCGTATCGCGCCAAAGACGCCCCGGCGGGAAGCGACACCGGGTCCGGGGTGGCCCCGCTTTAGCTTCTCCTCCACCGCTGCGATACGCTTTTCAGCTTCCTGATTTGAGATGCTCGGATTAGGCATGCATGAAACCGATCATGTTGCTGTCCTTTCAGATGCCACAGGCGGGTGTGCGCCATTGTGGATTTTGTGCATCCGCGATGCCTCGTCTTTCAGGTAAGCAATGTCGGAAAGCATGATGGCTACCTCTCGATTTCGGCGCTCCAACACATCAGGCGCGTTCATCTTAGCGAGGATGTCGAGCCGCTGTTTGACTACCGCTTCGCCATTGTCTAGGTGATCGATGCGCTGATCGATCTTGCGAACTCTAGCTTCTAGGTCTCGCAGAGTTTCTTGGATTACCCGGATTGACATCTTACCTACAGCCGCTGCCCCGGCCACGCTGAACAAGATGCCGCCAATCGTAATCAAAAGTCTGATGTCGATTGCGCCGTCCACTAGTCGCGCCGCGTCCAGCGCTTGACGGTCTCAGTCTCCCAGATGCGTAGCGCAAGCCAGATGATCGACAGTATTGCCGCCACGTCAGGGATGAGCGCAAACCACGACCCAATTCCGCCAGCAACCGCCGCTAGGTCGAGGCCAGTTTTCATTTCGTCGTTCATGCCGGATGTCCTGTTTTAAGAACGTCGCCGAGATACATCAGGCCAGTACAGATTGCGCCGTCCGAACGCACAAACCACACCGTGAATGTCGACAGCCCAGAGTACACGAAAAAGATCTGCCCGAGTTTATTGACGCCGACAAATTGCAGCATCTCACTGTGCTGCGCCATCTGCTCCTGCATGTCGTCGTCGGTCTCGACGCACACGAACCCCTGCTGCGCAGCAACAGGCGTTGCGATGAGGCACACCGCGATGGCGAGGGCGCGCAACATTAGCCGATCTCAGGCCAGTCATAGAGAATACCGGACTTCGTGGTGCTGCCGTCATCCTCCAGTGTGTACGACAAGAACAACGCAGCGACAGCCTCCGTGTTAGCAGCGCCGTCAATGGCATCTTCCATCGCCGTAGCCTTGGCGCGGATCGCATCACGCCACGTTGAGATGTTGCTGGGGATGGCTGTGGTTTTTTCAGACTTACGGACAACGGACCAATCGGTCTGCGACAGCAGAGACCCCTGCTGCTGTTTAACTTCTGCCTTTAGCTCTGACCTGACACCAAGGGTGACAAGCTGCACGCCGTTTTGGTCCAGCACCGGGTCGCCGTTATCATCGACCACGTTGATGTCAGTCATGCTTTTAGCCGTTTTAACAATTTTTACGCCGTCGCTGTCGTATCCCCAATGATACAGCCGACTGTCCGGCGGACTGTCTGGAATAACCTCAATCAGACCCGCAGCTTCTTTTTCTGCGGCGGACCAGATGGGCCAGTTTCTGGGATGCGTAATTTCGTTATCGTCGGTCCACGCCTTGTTCTCGCGAATGGTTTTGTTTCCGTATTTCCACATTGTCTTCTCCTATCTTGCTGTCGCTGGCGCTACACCGTCGCCGCCGAAGGGGTTTTCTGCAAAGGCCATGTAGACGTAAGTGTT